TCCTTCCGGCAGATACTTGGGATGAACCACCTCGATGCAACCGCCGACCTCTTTCTGGAGGTTGTCCAGCAGCGGTTCGCCGAAGTCCTTGAACCGCATCTGATTCTCGGTGTCGAATACCAATCCTTTCATAAAATCACTCCTTTTCCGGGAAGCACTCGTTGACTTCCCATGCGTCTGTGGCCTCTAAGCAGTGGTCACAGCCTACGATTGTTCCATCCTCGGCGCGATAGATGGTATCGCACCGCTGGTGGCAGATGGGGCACACAGGAGGGTCAGGGTAGCCAGCCTCCGCATCAGTCCTCGGATACAGCATCCAGCACCTCCCGGAGCGTCCGGCCCATCCAGCGGCCTACGCCGTCGAACGTACCGTTGCTGTCCAGCCAGACAAACACGGCCGCAACGACGGCAGTCAAAACAAACTGCGCCGCCGGGGCACGAGCTGCTGCCTGTTCAGCGGTGAGTCCGTACACGGTCATCAGGATCTTAATCACGTCTTGTTCTCCCCTTTCTTTCTTTGCTGGTAGGCCTCCCATGCGGCATCCAGCTTGGCTTCTCCGTCCGGCATGGCCATGATTTTGAGGTAGAGCCTCTTGCAGCCCCGCGCCAGCCGGGCGGTATCTTCGGGGCTGATTTCATCCAAGTGGATGTGTGGAACGCTATCCATGTAAACCTCCGTTGTTCAGTTTAACTGAACTTACAGGGCAAAAAAATAGTCTGGGATATCCGACACTTCGATTTTTAGTGCCTGACACGCAGCTTCGATTTCGTCCTGTTTCCAGTCAACCTTACCGTTGAGTTTGAGAGATGTGGTGCGGTCCGACCATCCCATACTCTTGCCAAATGCCCCTCTGGTTCCGAAAATCTCAACGATTCGGCCCAGCAGCTTGTTATAGCTTCTCTGCATCGTTTTCACCTCTTTTCCGTTCGGTTCAGTTTAACTGAACTGTTCACACTTTACCACAACGATTTCTCCTTGTCAATACAAAAATTCACTTTTTTTGAACTTTTTGGCTGGGATACTTGAACTTTTATTTATACCATGATATGATGTAACCATACTGGAGGTGAACCAAATGAAGCCATCAACGACCGCAGAACGTCTGCAAGAAGCTATGAATATCAGAGGTCTGAAACAGGTTGATGTTTTGAGGCTTGCAGAGCCGTACTGCCGCGCTTACGGTGTCAATCTTGGAAAAACCGCTTTGACCCAATATGTTTCAGGGAAAATCGTTCCTCGGCAAGATAAGCTAACCATCTTGGGATTAGCCCTTGATGTTTCAGAGGTATGGCTGATGGGCTACGATGTTCCCATGGAAAGAAAAACTGCGCCCATCCCCATGGAAGAGGATGAGCGCAGTAAAGAGTTCGTCGAACTATTTAATCAGCTCAGCACCGAGCAGAAAAAGGCCGTTCTTTATGTTATGAAAGGCTTTTTAGAAAAGCAATGACACGTTCTTGATCTTCTGCTGACAGATGCAAGAACAGTTCAAGTGCCAGCATGGCGCGAAGCTGCTCTCGGACATCATCGGAATCGATGGAAACGTCCATAATATTCCGCTCCTTTCTGTAAAATTACTGCCAGCAGTTTATCTGATTATACCAGAATAGCACATGGTTTTCAGCCGTTTGTAAAATAATGCCAGAATGCGAGGGATAATTATGTTTTTGACTACAACTGACAACATACAAGGCAAAAATGTAACGGAATATTTGGGTATCGTAGCTTCTGTCATTCTGACCGTTATGCCTGGCGGCAACAAGATGATGGGTGTTTCTCTATGAATCTGAAAGAAATCGCATCGCGCTTGCAGAAATTTAAGAGTGTTTGTGTGACCGGGAATCCAGTCATGCTGAGAAATAGAACAGATTTTCTTGATATTATTTCTGCGTATGGCTTGACTATGGACATGAACGTGTCAAAAAAGACAGGTCTTTTGATTGTGTGCAGCGACTCAATGCAAAAGAAAATCGACAGAGCGGATGCCCTGAATATTCCAATCGTTTCGGAGCAGCAATGGTTTGAACTCATGCCGGAACTTGAGGCCGCTGGAATGTGGAACGGAAAGCCAATTTCATTCGCGGATGACGATGGTATCTACCGTTTTGATGTGGGTGGTGATGGATAATGGCAAAAAAGAAGAAGCCCGCCGGGGGCATTGCCGTCATCTATGCCCGCTACTCGTCCCATAACCAAAGGGATGTTTCCATTGAGCAGCAGATCGAGGCGTGCCGGAAGCACGCTGCAGAACTCGGTCTGACCATTATTGCCACCTATGAAGACCGGGCGATCAGCGGTCGCACCGATAACCGCCCGGCATTCCAGCGCTTGATGCACGATGCCGAAAAAGGCAAATTCAGCTATGTGTTGGCGTGGAAGTCCAACCGCATGGGACGGAACATGATGCAGGCAATGGTGAACGAATCCCGCCTGATGGACTGCGGCATAAAAGTCTACTATGCCGAGGAAGATTTTGACGATTCAGCCGCTGGGCGGTTTGCCCTGCGCAGCATGATGAATGTCAATCAGTTCTATTCGGACAACCTCGCTGAAGACGTACGCCGCGGTCTGATGGATAATGCCAACAAGTGCATGGTCAATGGTCGGCAGCCTCTGGGCTACAAGCGGGGTAAGGATGGCAAGGTCGTGGTGGATGAGCCAGCGGCTGCCATCGTCCGGGAGGTCTACGCTCGTGTCGCTTCTGGCGAGTTATTCACGGACATTGCCCGTGATCTGAACCGCCGGGGCATAAAAACAGCTGATAAAGGCGAATGGAATAAGAACAGCTTTCACAGGCTGTGTTCCAACGAGAAATACCGTGGCATCTACATATACGGCGATGTTCGCATCGAGGGCGGCATCCCGACCATCATTGATGATACCCTGTGGTACAAGGTACAGGAGGCACTCCGAGTGAAAAAACTGAAAAGGAATGGCCGTCACCGTCCCGGCGATGAGGACTATCTTTTGACCGGGAAACTCCGGTGTGGGAAGTGCGGTGGCTACATGATCGGAATGTCCGGCAGATCAAAGACCGGAGATATCCACTACTATTACGCTTGTCAGAACAGGCGTGTCGGGCGCACCTGTGACAAGAAGAATATCCGCCGGGATGTTATCGAGCCAGCGGTAGCACAGGCCATCAAGGAATACTGTCTGACCGATGATGCCATCGAATGGATTGCCGATAAAACTGTGGAATACTGGGAGAAGGCAGACAGGAATCTCCAGCTTGATTCCATCGAGGGCGATCTGGCAGCCGTGCAGTCGTCTATCTCGAACGTGATGAAAGCCATTGAGATGGGTGTGGTCACAGAAACAACTCGTGACAGGCTCATAGAATTGGAAAAGCAGCGTACCGACTTGAAGTCAAAGCTGTCACTTGCCAAAGAGGAAGTTGTCCATGTTGACCGTAAGAAACTGATTTCCAGCCTGCTGCTTTTCAGAAACGGCGACATCCACGACCGCCAATATCAGGAAGACCTTTTCAAGACATTCCTGATATCCGTGTATGTCTACGATGACGATGACAATGGGCACTTAAAGATTGTATTTAACGCTTTCGGAGATAACAACACCGTTGATTTGCCTATTGATTTTGGTGAAACTGATAATCAATCAGCATTTTCCGATGGAGCGGAAAAGTTCGATTATTCTCTCCATCGGTCAACCAGAAAGCCATCTGATTCGTTCAGATGGCTTTTTTGTTTTATCTCTCGGTGCGTTTTTGGGCCGGTGCGACACAAAGCTCTGATTTTTTCTCGCCTGCCGGGGCTATACTGTTTCTTGATGCAACAGGGCAATACGGAAGATAGGAGCCAGGCAAATGAGCATTTGGGACGCATTCGGCAAAGGACGGTATAAGGGCTTCTCCCGGGAGGCGGGGCAGCTGCTGGATAAGGCGGTGGAGCTGGCCGGAGGGCTGGGCTGCAAAAAGGCAGACACCGGCCACCTGCTGTGGGCGATGCTGCAAGCGGACGGCGGCCCGGCGGCTCGTTTTCTGGCCGGGAAGAACATCTCGGAGCTGGAAGTGCGGCGTCAGCTGTCCGCCGGGCGGGATGGTTCGGTCACCAGGCTTGCCCGGGGCGATATGGCGGCGGACCTGCGCCGGGCGATGGACTACGCCATCATCGGGGCGCAGAACGCCCACCTGAGCCGGG